CTTGCGCGGTTTGGGTCTGCTCGAGGATCAGCCCGTATCGGGCCTGAACCTTCTGCGCTTCGGTGAGTTCGGTGCCAACCTCCGCGATGCCGTTGCGGTAGGCGAACGCCTTCACCTCGGCCTCGGAAAGCAGCACACCGAACCGGCGCAACGGTTCCGCCTCGCCCGCCAAACCCGACCGCAGGTTGATGAGCATTTCGGACGGGTCCACGTTGTTCAGCGAACCCATGTCTGCGGCCAACTGCACCAGGGCCTTCGACATCTTGGCCGACTCTTTCGGAACGATGCCCACCGTGTTCAGCATGTTCCCGAACCCGGCCGCGGCGTCGATCGCCTCAGCGCGCGACAGACCCATCGCCTGGGCGGAAGTCTTAGACCAGCGGCGGATCTCCCGGGCCGAGTCCTTGAATACCACGTCGGCCTTGTTCAACGACTCTTCCAGATCGGACGCCAGTTTGAACGAGGCGGCACCCGCGGCGACGATCGGGAGGGTCAACCCGATGGTCATGCGCCGCCCGACAGCGCCGATCTTGTCCGCGAACCTCGTGGACTTGCCCTCGAGGCCGGAAAGGGCCCGTTGCGCGCTGCTCGAGTCGCCCGTAATCACGACCTGCAACGTGCGTGATGCCACAGGTCACCTCTTGCGGTTCAGCTCTTTCAGGACAGACAGGTACTCGGACAACTCGCCGGGTGAGATGCGCCACACGTCCCAGGGCATCAACCCGAAATGGTGAGAGAGGCCGGGCCACGCCTGACGGAGCGCGGCCCTCAGGCTTCCGGGTCGGACTCGTCGGGTTCGACAACCTCGAACTTGATCTCATCGACCGTCAGGTCGGTTGGGAAATCAGCTAGAGCATCGTCAAGTAACAGGCCGGTCTCACCGCCCGCCCGGCGGGCCAGCCACCACAGCACCTGCACGGAGTCCAAGCCGATCTGGGACTCGTCGGACCAGAACGCCTCGAGCGGCATGCCAGCCTGTTTCCGGCAGGCGGCCCGTTCAGCGAACGCTAGGTTTTGCGGCGCCAGCTGGACCGTCTCGCCACGAATGGTGATCCGGTAGACCTGCTTAGCGTGGTGAGCGTCTGCGGCTCGCTTTCCGACACCAGGGGTCGGAGCTCCCATCTATCCCTCCGGGAAGGCTTGTTTGGCGACACGTTCGATAGCGTCGCCGTACTCGTCCAACAGTTTCGGCACGTAAGCAGCCAACGTCGGGTTGATCGCGTACGGACCGCCCGAAAACGTGGCGGGCTGCCAGTTGTTCCCCACCCACTCGCGGAACTGACGGCCGGCAGAATTGGCATAGCGACGGGCCCCGTACCAACCGGTTTGCCGTTTCGCCCCCCAGAACGCGGCGAGCGCGAACGGCGGGGACGGCAGCACAGCAATGGCCGCGTTGCGTTGGGTGGCACGCCCCCGGATCGCCCGGGCGGCAGCGGCCTGCTGGCCGCCCATCCCGCTCGCAGCGGCCTGCGACAACGAGGCGGCCCGGCGTGCGACGTTGCGGTGAACGACCGTAAGTTCCTTCGGCCACTTGGCATCTGTAGCGCGCAGGTGCCCACGGAACTCGTTCAGACCCCGGACATGGACTCCGGGTTGGGGCATCAGGCGGTCGTGTCGTTGTTGACGATAACCGCGGTGATGGCCTGCGAGTCGAGCGTACCGGCAACGCACTTGTACGGGACGGTGTGCTCGACAACGCCCCGGCCGCTGACCTGCGGGGTGGACCCGTCAAACCGAACGTTCGCGGTGATCGTCGCCGCCAGAGTGCCCGACGCGGCGGTGAACACCAGGGCCGACTCGGTGCCGTTCGTGAACCGCTGGTACAGGTTCGTGCCAGCCGTCGACGGGTTACCCCACTCCAAGCCGAGTTCGCCGGTGAACGCGGCGAGATCCTGGCGCAGCGGCTCCCCGATCAGCGTGGAACCAAGGTAGCGGCGGTCGTCGGTCAGGTTGAACTCGGACGACAGCGAATAGCGCATCACGGGAACGGTCGTGCCGTCCACCGTGAGCGAACACGACTTGAACACCCACGGGCGCAGGTTCGTGGCGTACGAGACGGACGCCAGCGCGGTGCCGCGGGTCTCTTCCTCCGCCACGATGTTCATACCCCAGGTGACGATCTCGCCGGCCTCGGCTGCGAGCTCGAACGACTGGATGCGGCACCCCTCGTAGGTGAACGGGATCACCGACCCGTAGATCGTGGGCCGACCGACCTGGGTGGTGAGCGACACGGCCGGCGGAGTGGGCCAGAACGTGTGGGTGGTGCTCGAGGTGCTGACCGTCCCGAACGCGGCGCGGAGCAACAGACCGAACGACTGGTCATACAGCTCGTGCTGCACCTCGCCGCCCACGGTCGCGTTACCCTGCGCCCACTGCTGGGTGGTGAGAACCTGCCGGCCGGCGAGAATCCCCTCGGATTCGACCTGCTCGATTTCCTTACCCAACGTCTCAGAAACGAGCGGCAAAAAGCGGGTGACGGTAACGGCCGTACCCCACGTCGTCTCGGCCGCGTAGCCGATCTGGGCGTCAATACCCGTACCGGTGGGCATCAGTCCTTCTCCTTCTCACCCTTGGGGGTTTCCCACACGTCTTGTTCCAACAGCCGCTTCGCCAGATCGGCGGGCACCCGGATGGGCTCCCCCCGGCGGGCGCGCATCGACCCGCCCGAGATCACAATGTCCCGCTCGTCGGACTCCCCAACGAACACGACCTCGCGGGGCTTGTCGATTGCCTTCTCCGCGCCTGCCATCAGCTGGCCTCCAACATCACTCGAGCGTCGATTGTCAACGTCAACTCGTACCCGGCCGCCCGAACATCCGGGGTCAACACACCAGACCGTTTCCGCCAGCTCGTTGGCAGCACGGTCCGCAACTGGATCTGCGAATCATCCGACACGCCCACGGACGGGTCCGACGCGAGAATGCCGATCACCTCGCCCAGCATGTCGGTCGCTCGTTCGTCGACCGTCTCCTGGTCGTCGCCCGTGTTCCGGCCCAACGCCTGCAGGATCAACGTGACGTTCACGGTCTCGTCGAACCAGTGAGGGCCGCCCGTGATGACACGCACGTCGACGGTGGCCTCGTCCTCCGGTTCGTCTGACCACCAGATCGCCTTACCCGTGCCGTCCGTGCCCAACAGCCCCTCAGGGTTCGTGGGCGACTGGTACGACACGTTCGACAGGCGTTCCTGCAACTCCGAGATTACGGCCTGCTTGACCCGCAGCAGTGAAGTGCCGTGCATCAGAACTCGACGCCACGCCACTCGCGGGCAAGTAGATCCTTCACCGCGTTCGGCACCGCGAACCGCGGGTAAGCGGCCTGGGGCACCTCGAACTCGTTCAGCGAGGCGACGTTATGTTCGAACGCCCGCCACGCGTTCTTCAACATCAACACAGCGGCGGCCTTGTACCGCTCCCCCACCGCTGCCGTGTTCGCATACCGGCCGGCCACGTAGGTGACGTACACGTTGGAACGGCCACGCACGAACGGGTAGTCAGCGTTACCGGACCGGCGGATCAGACGGCCCGAGCTGGTCTCGAGCAGGTAGCCGGCCTCCGGTTTCGACGCGTTCGTCTCGGCGGTGAGCGTGCCGGCGGTGATCTCGTCGTACTCGACGACCTGGACGACCGACTGCACGGGGTGGCGGCGCAGGTAGATGGACGAGCAGCCGCCGTCGTGCAACTCGCCGGTGATCGTGCCGTACACGATCGGGCCGACCCGGTCCGCGAGAGTGTCGGACACTGCGGTCACGAAGTTGGCGAGATGTTCGACGTGCGGGTCAGACGGGCCGAGTTTCAGGGCGGCGCGGGCCTCATCGTCGGTGAGAAGGTCGGTGGTTGCCACTTAGACCTCCTGCCACCAGACGGGACCGTTGCTGTTGACCGGGCCGAGCGTGTCCGCTACGGCCTGGCGGATCGGCGGGTGGTGCCAATCATCGCCGCAGATCACCCCGCCCGGGACCATCAACGGCCGGACCTTGGTGATCGTGTCGAACACCTCACGGTAGGTGTGCTCGGCGTCGATGAACACCAGCCGGCACGGGAACGCCGCGTGCCGGAAGTAGTCACGCCAGTTCGTGCGATGCGGTCGCACGTTCCCTTGGGTGAGCTCCGCGACGTTCCGGGTGAACGTCTCGTACACGTCCCGTTCGGCAGCCAGCTGTTCGGACGACTCCCCCGGGGAGCCCGCCCAAGTATCGATCGCGTGCACCACGCCGGGGAACGACGCGTTAGCGAGCGCGCAGGTCGACTTACCTTCCCACGATCCGATCTCAACGATCCGGCCCCGCAACATGCGGACCTTCGCCGCGAGCGCGCCGAGCACATCGCAGGCCGCGTCGGAGAACCACTCTTCGGTGAACGTCAAGGCAGTCTCACGATGCCTAGACCGAAACAGTGGGTTTGGTTCTCCCAGGTCAGGCCCTCGGACCGGCAGAACGTCTCCACTGCCCGCTTCACGGGGAACGGGAGCTGGGGTTTCACCCCGATGGGCCGTTCAAGTTCCGTGTCGTGCAGCAGGATCTTGCCGCCCGGCCGGACAAGCCACCGGTACAGGTTCAACTCTCGGAGTGTGTGGTCGTAGTCGTGACTCGTGTCGATGAACACCACGTCGACCGGGCTGGGCAGCTGGGCGAACACCTGCGGGGAACAGTCGTCCCCCTGGATGAACGTCCAGTGGTCGTGGTCTCCGATGGCCGGTCGTTCGTCGGTGTCCACCGACCACAGGTGCCCGCCGACAAGCTCGAGGGCGTACAGCCAGGCGATCGTCGACACCCCCGTACGCGTTCCGAGCTCGATGACCTTGGTGGCCCCACTGTTCTCCACCAGCCTGACGAACGTGGGCAAGTGCAGGTGAATGTCGGAGGGGGTGCGGAGCTGTTCGACGTAGCGTTCCTCGAGGGTAGTCACGGCCGGTACCACTCCTTCGGCGCGTTACCTCCCCGGATCCACCGTGGGTACGTGTCGTCCACCTCGACCGGCAGGAGCCGCTTGCCGTCGACGTGCAGGCCGGTCTCGTAGCACTCGTCCAGGCGGGGGAACCATGCGTCCTCGATTTCCGGGTGGCAGAACGAACGCATCTTCTCCACCCGTCCCTCGCTCGAGGTTGCAAGCCAAGAGAAATGCCAGCCGGCAGCGTCCAGGCGGGGGGCTTTCAGCCGGGCATCACGCACCCCCGCCCAGGTGGTCACATTCCCCAAGTGGGTGACCACGGTGCCCCACCACGGGTCCGGGTGCTGCCAGTCCACCGCGAAGCAGTAGAGCTTTTGTGCGCAGGCGACCATCCCACGGGGCCGGGCGTACCGGACGGCCTCAACGGTGGGGATCTCGTCCACGTCGCCGTGGAACACCACATCCGCAGGGTCGGCGTCCCGCAGGGCCTGCCAGGCGTACTCGCGTTGGGCGTGCTCCCGGGACCAGGCATCCGGGTCGTCGGGCAGCTCGTCCGCGACAACATACACAATGCGATCTGCCCAGGCGGCGAACCGTTCCCGGTTCTCCATGTAGTGCAACGGCTTCGGCCGGTTACCGCCGTGGGTGCGGGTCGCCTCGATCAGAACGTGCCGCAGGTCGGGCACGTCCTGCAGTTCAGTGAGCCGGCACTCGAGCATGTCCAACTCGTTGTTGAACATGAACACGTCCCAGCGGGTCACGCGACGCGCACCTTGCCCCGGCCCACACGTTGCATCTGGATCAGCGGCGCCCGCTTACGCCACTCCTGCTCGTCCCGGGCGCGTTCACCCCAGCCCTTCTTGTAGACCTCGTCGACCTCCGCCTTCCCCAAATCGGGGTGCAAGTGCTCGACAATCGACTCGAGGCACGGGGTGAACACCCCGCGGGCCTTCGCCAGTTCGACGGTTTCCACGTCCGCGTAGAAGTGCCGGTAGCCCTCGTGGCACACCAGGCCGCCGAGGCATCCGCCCTGTTGGTCGACGTACGAGCGGCGGATAAAAAAGTGGTCGGCGTGGGAACCAGAGGCAACCTTCGGATTGCCGTCCCCGGTGGGCGAGTCGTTGGTGCCGATCACGTCGAACCGGTCGGACAGTTTCCGGGCCGCGTCGATCCACCCGTCGTGGAAGCGCACGTCGTCGCCGCAGATGAACAGCCACGGCTCGACCGTATCCTCGAACGCCGTGTTGACCTTCTGCGCGAACGACGGGCCCCGCGTGGACGTGATGTAGGCGGCGCCCACGTCGCGAATCGCGTTGACCTCGTCGTAATCGTCCTCGTCGACAATGAAGTAGAGGTTGGCGACACCGCGTTGCGTGTTGCGGAACGACTCGACCAGCGGCTTCACGTTCTGCGGGCGGGACAGGACAGGCACGACAACGGCTACGCCGTCCCGGTTCGGGATCGGTTCCCGGTCCACACCCGCGGGCACGCCGGACAGTTCCTCGAGGATCGGCTGCCAACATTCGGAGAACACGCGGGCGGGTTCGTACTCGGCGGCTTTCGCCATCGCGGCTTCACGGTTCTCGGCCGAGTCTCGCTGCTCGTAGGCTTCCTCCAACGCCTGCACGACCGCCGGGATGCTCGCCTTGATGTAATCCGATGCGAGGGCGGCTTCCCATTCGGGTTCGCCGTCAACCTTCCAGCCGGCGCCGATCAGTTCGGGCTGCGCCGAGAAGTCGGTGACGATTACCGGGGTGCCGCACGCCTGCGCCTCGATCAACGGGACGCAGAACCCCTCACCCCTGGACGGGGCGAGCAGCACGTCAGCCGCGGAGTAGGCGGCAGCGAGCATGTCCGGCCCGATAAACCCGCACCGGTAGGCGTACTGGTCGCAGAATTTGATCTGATGTTCGGGGATGCCCCGGCCCATTGCGAGCTCAACGAGGTTGATGCCCTGGGCGTGCGGGCCCCACTGTTCCGCGTGAACGTACAAGAGGGCGTCCGGGTGGTTCTTGGCGAACAGGCCGAACGCAAAGAACGCCTCGGGGAAACCCTTGCGGTGGTGGTAGGCGCCCTTGTTCATGCCGTTCATCATCACGACGAACCGGTCCTGGTCGTCGAGACCGCACACCCGCTTCGCGTCCGGTACGGGCTTGAACACCGACGTGTCGACCGTCAACGGGGCGTAGAGGGCATCGAGGCCGGCGTCGCGCAGCTGCTTCTGGCCCCACTGTGACATGGCGACCGGCACGGCATCGGTGCGTTGGAAGAACTCGAGGACCGCCTTGGGAACCGGGAAATGGTCGACCGGGGTCCAGGCGGCGATGTTGAACTCGGAGAGAACGGGGTTGACGAGCCCGAACACGTCCATGCAGGTGACGATCCAGCCGCCCAGCGGGTCGCCGTCGAACCAGCGGAGCGCGTGTTCGGGTAGCAGGTCGTTGCCGTACGCCTCGCCGCTGCAGGGCAGCAGCGGGATGCCTTCCCACTGGCCCAGGCCGGTCTGGTGGCCGTAGTAGACGGAAATCGCGACCTCGTGGCCCGCGTGCTTCAAGTGGCGGGCGAGCTGCGCTGTCTGGATGCCGTACCCGGTGGGGACGTTTGGGCCGTTGCTGTGGATCAGGATCCTCACGGCTTCTGACCCGACTCGCGCACGATCGCGGTCCGTTCGCGCTTCTTCCGATATTGCTCGACCGCGAAACGATGTTGGGCGCCCATGTCGCGGTGGAACGTGCCGGGTTCGGCGCCACGCAACCAGTTTCGCGCTGCCCTCGCCACCGTCCACACAATTGACGAGATCGCCCACACGCCGATGAGAGCGCCAACGAACCGCATCACCGGGTCTCCCGCTTCGGGAACCCGCGGGTGACCACCACGAACTTGTCGTCGTGCTCGAACACCTGCACGACCTCTTCGCCCCGCGCTTCGATCTTGCGGATCTCGCGCGGCAACGACAGGGCCTTCTTGCTGAACTCGTGCGCGGGCACGACACCTCCCAGGGTCCAGGGAACCAGGGTGAGCGCCCCCCGCGCGCATGACACGCGCGGGGGGCGGGCCGCCCCCTGGTAGCGGCCGACTTTCTGCCTCAGACCTAGACGGCCTGCTGCAGCACCTTGACCGCACCGGTGTCGATCAGATCCGCGTCCGTGCGAAGCACGCCACGGAACCCGATCTCGTCGGTGTCGAAGTACCGCTCGTTCGACCGCTCGAACCGGAACGAACCCGAGTCACGGATGTAGTAGGCCGAGAAGTCGCCGTAAGCGACCGGCTTGACCGACGATCCGTTCGTACCGAAGTTCGTGTCCGTGTAGACGGGCGCACCGAACAGCCGGTCCGGCTGGCGGAGACCCGTCACCGAGTCGAACGTGGTGGCCGGCGTCCAGATGTACGCCCCGATCGTGCCGTTTCCGCCGTCCTTCACCTGGCGGACGGTACCGGCCGTCGAGTCGTTCATCACGTACGACCCGTTGATCCGGTACTCGTCAACCACCGAGTGCTGCAGGCGGATGAGCGAGTCGAGGTTCCCGGTGAACGTCGCGGCGGCACCAGCACCAAGCGCGATGAGCGAACCACCAGTGGTGGCACCCACCGACGCGGCGGTGATGATCCCGTTCGGCGCACCCGTGCCGGAACCCGTGACGTACGCGGTGTCGGTCACGCGACCGACTGCCCGACCGATGTTCTCGGCGATGAAGCCGAGAAGATCAAACCCGGTGTCCGCGGCGGCCTCCGTGGAGACCTTCACGAGCTGGCCGTACTTGTACGCGTCGAGGCGCATCGTCCCGAACACGGGGTCCGTACCGCCGATCGCCGTGCCCTGCGCGACGACCTGAGTACCGACACCGTGGGTCGCGACCCGCGGGAACGTCATCGGCTCACCCGAGTTGGTGGTGATCACCCGGGAGATGCGACGAATCGCGGAACTCGCCTCGATGAACTGGTAGAGCTGGTTGACGAACTCGACCGGCACGACCAGCGAACCGGCGGAAGCACCACCGTCCGTGTAGATCGCGCGGGCCTCCTTCGCGTCCATGCCCATGCGGATCGCACGGAACAGGTTCGCGGAAGGCTTCAAGTCGAGCTCGAACGCCGCCATCGGGGCACCCTCGGTGGGAAGCCCCTTCTCGGCGCGCGCCTGGTCACGGAACCAGTTCTCGACCTGCGACACGACCCGGCCGTTGCGGGCCGTAGCCACCTCCGGGCGGACCAGGCCCTCGACAGCCTCGCGGGCGGTCGACAGCTCACGCTCGATCCGGTTGGAGTCCAGCCACTCGTCAACCTGCTTGCCAAGACGCACAATGTCGTCGTTGGCACGCTGGTACATGGTCTCTTCCTCGGCCGTGCGCTCCCGCTTCTCGTCGGAGGCACGGTCGAGGATTTCCTTCGCCTGTTCCCAGGCGCGTGCACGCTCGTCAAGGAGACGCTGCACGTAGGTGTTGTCGGACAACGCCCGACCTCCTCGTGTATGTGTCGGATGGGATGCGCGAGGTGGTCACGGCCAGGTGAACCGCCCGTAGGGGTTCGGCGTGGCGTGCCGGCGTCGCGTTGTCCAGGGGTGCTAGAACGCCAGGGCGTTGAGCCGCTGACGTTCGATCTCGTACTGCACGGAGAGAAGCCGGGACTTCTCGGCCTCGATCTCCGCGCGCAAAACCTCGGAATCCACCGGCCGGGTAGCGGCAAGCTCATGCAGGGTGCACGCGGCCCGGTCGATCATCTCCCACTGCGCGCCCGTCGCGTCACCCGAACGGCACGCCTGAATCGCCTCGTCCAGTTCGGACACGTCCACGTCCAGGGCCCTCAGGGCGGCCGACGTGGCGGGGTTGGCGCCGTAGGTGACGACGGACACGTCGCCGCGCTGCAACGAAACCTCGAGGATCTGGCGGTCCGTGTAGTCCTCGTTCCACTCCTGGCGGGTTACCCGGAACGCGAATGACATTTCGGACAGGTCACCGCGGCGCATCTTCGTTTCGATGCGCGCCACATCCGGGTCAGACGGGTCCAGGTCAGCCTCGACCGACAGATTCGGGTCGGCATCAAGCTTCAAGGTGCCGGACGTGGTCCGGGCGAGCGGCAGGCCCTCGTGATTCACGAGGAGCACCACGTCCGGGTTCTCGGAGAGAGTCTTGTCGAACGCGCCCTCACGGATCGTTTCGGTGAACTCCC